TGGTAAACCATCGCTTACGTGCCAGCGGACTCCGTCCGCGACCATGGCACCTTATAGAGGTGCTAGTCGCTACCTGCGGTGCGGGGTAAGACTGCAAGAGGAACACAGAAGGTTACAAGCCGCAGGAAGCAAATAATAGCCCGGCATCGACGCAACGACGGCCGGGCTAAAATAAACTCGAGAATTCTAATTGACTGAATTAATCTCCTCGTAAAGAGCATTATAGAGGTCTGCTGCAAAATCACTCTTCGAAACTCCAGAGGGGAGCGAAACAATACGCCAAATACCGTCCCACATGTTTTTGGGGTCATGAATGTTAGCGAGGTAACGAGCAAGCTCCTCAGCCTGACGGTAGGTCAGGACTTTCTCCTGAACGAACGAAATGGCCGCAGCACGGGCTTGCTGACGCGTAAGTTCAAATTTCTGACCACGAAGAAGCTGTTCGGTCTCCTCCTGAGCCATCTTAAGCAGGGTGTCTGCTTTAAGGTTGAGAGCTTTATGCGGCTCAGTCGCCGCCTGGGCTTCGGCAAGCGAGGCGCCAGCCTCGAGAGAGCGTTTCTGAGCACCACGAAGGAGCTCTACAGTGATCCGATCAGCATCAGTTTTAGCAGCACTGGCAAGTCGCTCCAAAACTGACGCATTGATCTCAGCAATCTTAGCCTGCTTGGTATCAAGATCCGCAATGGCATTGGCCTCGGCATACTTGACTTCAGTTTCTTTGAGAATATTACTGAACTGCTTGGACGTAAGTTCTTCATTCGCAATAGATTTTACAATGTCAAACATAGAGTTCGTATTCTCCAAACCGGTAGTCTCAGCCCGAGTTTTAAGGGCTTGCGACTTAGTAAGTTCAATATTGGCCTCGGCCTGAAGAGCTGAGAGGGTCTGCTGAGTGGCATTACCAAAAGCACCCACAAGGGGGCTGGTCGGAATGCCACCCGGCTGTGAGAAGGACTGCGCAGAAGGCGTCGAACCACCATAGGAGCCAGGATCAACAGAGGACGTTTGGATACCTCCGACATCAGCGTAGGGAGTGAGCCCGGCCGCAACACGCGCTCGACGCTGAGCGGCCGGGGAATTGTATTTATCCCAGTACAAATTATTCTGCTGAGCTTCTAGCTGAGCCATATAGTCCGCATACTCCTTCTGATAACGCTGCTGCTCTTTGAGAGCCCACCGATTGTATTTCTCGGCACGAGCATTCATCTTAGAAGCAGCAATACTCGAACCACCAGCAGCCGCAAGGCTACTGGCACCGGCAATAAGCGCAGAAGTAACAAGGGCAGACATAACTACTTGTCATTTTGTTTACCCAACTCCTCCTTGTGACGCTCAGCAGAAGTCTCGCCGACGTGCTCTGCAATACGCTCGATACGCTCGAACTTATCAAGCGAGAAATCCGAGCTAGGATCCGTCGAAAGGAACGAAGCACCCTCACCAGAAGGCTTAATCTCATCGTAGGCAGAGTCACCACGAATAGCCTGCGTATCACAAGAAAGAAAGCCGAAGGTGTAATACTCCTCGAGGATCTCGTTCATACTCTTGGCACCGACAATAAACTCGTCGGGCCGAGAAGCGCAGTTGTGAGCACGGTAGGAAGCATGTTGTTCAGTACAAGAACGAATACCAACACGCTGCGAAAGGTTGGAATAAAGACAACCTACATGCGGGTTATAATCCTGTTTTGTTTTCATAACGAAAAGGTTTAGAGAGTTGTTGCAACATTGACCTTCGACTTCTCGCGGAACACCACGATATCAGCAACGTTATCAAGTACGAAATTCTCGGCAGTAGCCCGTTGATCGTAGAAAACGTAGTTGAAATCCCCACACAGAATATAAGGACACGAAGAAGGCGAAACATAGATCCGCTTAAAGAAGGCCGTAAGGCGCTGGAGAGAGAGTTCATCAACATAAGTTCCAGCGGCCTTAATGAAATCGCTATAAGCCGGAGTATCCATGACGGAGGAGAGATTGCGACCATAATCACGAGAAAGAACCCAGTAATCAAGGTCATTACAGAGGCGACCATGAGGCTTCGAGACAGCCGTCATAAGTTCGCTCCAAGCGGGTTCGTAGCCGACGTAATTAACATCTTGAGTCTTGAACCCGGGAACAGCAAAGACACTAGCGGAATAGGTCGGATTTGTAGCGCCAAGACTCTGAACCTCGCCAAAGACCGTCGAAGCCTTCAAGCCCTGCATCGCAATATTATCGAGTGCAGGAGCATACTGCTGGCCCAAGGAAATTTGCCTCGAGGTGGGATTGATGTAAGACGGATAGTAAACCCGCGGAACGATGGATGTAATCTCCATGAAATAACCATCATCATTAAAATGATAGTTACGACGACGGAAACGAGTGCCGCCAGAAAGCTGACCAGAGAAAGCACCAAGCGGCGAGGAACTATCCTCGAAGCCCGTCGTCTGGTAGAGCGTATTAACGTTCATGTCGAAGGAATCACTGCCAAGGAAGGCCGGGCAGGTATTGTCCTGGTTAAGCTTAACGTCGAACTGGGACTCGTAGAAGTCCGAGTTACGACCACCACCGGCGAAGGCGAGATCCATGTAACGCTGCATACGAGATGCGAAAGTGATATTACGCATCGACACAGAACTACCCGAAACCGAAACATCGACAGCAGCATCAGTGAAGGAAGAAGTTTTTAGCCAGGCCTCGAGATAGTAGGACGGAAAACCACGCTGAAAAAGCGACTGCCGACCAGTGAAGAAACTCCACAGGAACGCCTCATTAGAGACAGCCTTCAGGGCAGCGTCGACATTCGTAGAATACGAGGCACTATTATCCTCACGAATAGCCGGAGAAATATTCGGTGTGGTTTTGATGGTGCGCAGATAGATTTCCAGCTTGCTAACATCCAAGTAGTAGGGGTATTCCATCGCAGAATCGGACACAGTACCAGCCAAGGACGTAGGAACCAAGTTGTATTGCTGGTTGAGATAGTAGTTGTAGTAGATATCGATGTAACCGATATACGGCGTAAGATCGATAACGCCCGTGACGACAGATCCCGGAGCTTCACCCATGTAATCGGCAAGAGAACCGGGGCCGACGATACAACCAAGAGACCCACCAGGCGCATTTGTTTGCAAGGTAGCAACCGAGAAAGCGATAGTATCACCCAAAGGTTTGGAGATATCAAAAGGGATCTGAGGCGCCATCGAAGGCTTATAGACAGTATTCGGAGTATCAGTGACACCCTGAAAATTAAGCTGACGATCGATATTATAGATTCGATCAGGAATGAAGAAATACTCCTTCTTGACACATACACTACCCATGAAGGGAGCCACGATCGGAAGAGCCTGAACACCTACACCGGGTTGAAAACTGAAGTCATCACCAGCAATAACACGGGTTACATTAGTAGGGATCAAAGTACCCCAGCTTGCAGAAGTGGGGTTACCGGAAAAAAGTTTAAACCGGGATTTCTTATTTCGCTTACGCGAGAGAAACATCATTGCCATAAAATAGACTGTTTTATAAGTTGTTTTTTATAATTGGAATAGGTCGGATAAGTCCTCAAAACATATTCCCAAATAAGCTGCGGAATAAGGGAATCGTTGCGACAGCGAACTTGATCCTTGTTAAAACACGCCAGTTTATAATAACGAGGAATACTATAAGGATGATTGTCAATCAAGATGGAGAACCACTGTTTGCAACCAGTCATCATATATGCTCGAAGGGCGTCCTTCTCCGATTCCGACAATCGGCCAAACCCATGAGAGACATACAAACGACCATGTAGATCTAAGATTTCCTTCGGAACGTCATTCCAATGCACAGCGGACTTCTTTGTAACATACTTCATTGCATAGCGAACGCCACCGAAATGGCGAAGAGGACTAACCCAAGCAAGGCCGAAGGACATCCAGTAATGACGAACACGCCACCAAGGCAGGGGGCATCCAAACATAATCGCATGGAGATGAAGTCGATGCTCAGAAGGAAGCCCACGTTGGGCTGCGCGCTTACCATCAGCAACCTCCAGGACAAAAAGATAAGGAAAAGAAATCTTGCGATAACAAAAGCGACCCGTATCGGGATTTCGATAACGAAGAAACTGATCCTTACGCATGCGGTCTATAAACCGACGAATAAAGGCGTAGGGCTCCTTGCAAAAGGCCTCATAAAATTCTGGCTTAAGAGTAAAGGTACAAAAATAGGAGTTTGAAAGGTTGCGGCCGAGACGCTTGTAGATGTTGTGAGCGCGAACAAACCAATGCTGCTGGCGTTTCTTAATACACTGAACACACTTGCCACAGGGCACTTGAAGCTTATAATCCGACTGATTAGAGAACTGAGGAATCTCTACGCCAAGCTGGTCGGCAAGTTTAATGTAATGTGGGTTCGTAACTCGCAAAGGCCTGTTACACATAACTCAAACAAACTAAAAATCAAGATCCACAACTACAGATGTCGTCCGCCGATTATTATGTTTTTGACCTTTGGACGGGGTTTTCCCTTTCGTCGGCCGCCGCGACGAGAGCGACCGAGAGGCACTGCAGGAACCAGAGAAGCGAGCGTAAATGAAGAAGAAAAGATCTGAGATCTTGAACTCATAGATGATGCGGTTACACTCGGAGTCGAACAATCCTTGTTCGATGGTGAAATAGAATGGCACCTGAGCTGCGACGATAGAATCGACTGCGGTTTGGATCCGAACACGATCTGCCAAGGCAAACCGAAAGGAGATGTAGTTACCGTCGACGGCATAGTCGGAGCAAGCAACAAAGAGTGTTTCCACGAAATGAGCTCGAGGTTCGAACTCGAAAGACTGTGAGAGGGTGTCCCAAGATTCGTTGTTAAGCATGATAGATCACGAGTTTTGACTTTAGATTCGATCCGCACAGTATCATGATGAATACCGTGACGGAATACTTTCTGAGAATAGCTGCACGATACAGTGAAGTAGGCAGCAAGAGCAGCGATTATAGACGTTATAAGCGTCCAAAAAGCTTTGTTGCGGTAGAATGGTGTTTTTTCCATAAAAAGTGATTTAATGAATAATTTAAGTGCCCTACGGGGCAAATATAATGAATTTTTGCATCGATCCAAAGCGTTCCATTTTTCAAATGCAAGAAAATTGTTTTTTTCGACCAAAAGATCAATTACTCGGAGAAATCGACGAATTAAAAAGGCCTGAGAAGTGTATAACGGGGGAGAAAGTGAGGACGCAAAACTGTGCCTGAGCTACTTAGCTTCGTCATCGCACGCACGCGAAGCGCGCGCGCGCGTTAACGAATGCAGACAATCTCATGCACGGGGCTCCTAACTCTCTCCCCCGTACCCCCTCTCAGTCACCTAATGGAATTCGCTTCGCTCATAAATTTTTATGACTTTGAGAGAACCGATGCGGAACCTCGCGAGGGCGCTGTTTCCACATCTGGCATATATAGGCAAGAGAAAGGGCCTTCTCTCAAAAATGGGTATTTACGGGCGCGATGGTAAACCATCGCTTACGTGCCAGCGGACTCCGTCCGCGACCATGGCACCTTATAGAGGTGCTAGTCGCTACCTGCGGTGCGGGGTAAGACTGCAAG